AGATCATTTGCCGCAAAAACCGCAATGGTTCGATAGGTGACGTAACAACAACATTTAACGGTGAATTGACAAGGTTTAGTGACTTTAACGGCCAGAGAATATTGAGGTCTGTAAATCCCACTAAAAAGTCTTTCGAGTATAGCCCCCATGAGCCAAGTTAACGAATAACCCCCATGAAAGCAATCGATGAAAATTGCCCTGCAAAAGCCGCTTTACGTGCGCTATCTGACGAAATCAATGAACTTCACATGGACAAGCGACAACGCGATGATTTGATCAAGAGCCTGCAACAGCAGATCCGCATCATGCGGGAAACCATGGAAGCAGAACGAAAACTGCTTTTGGGTAATTCGGAGTATCTGGAAACGGCCTATCAGTCTGTGTTTGAGCGCTGGAAGCAGGCTGAGATAGTGACTGACCAGGCTATTTTTGCGATGTTCGTGATGTGCTTGGTTGCCTTGATTGCGGTGGGCTATGCGGTGTGGCTTTGGTGATGCCGTGTTACTGCGGGGATTGCGCGATTACGCCAGGAGATACGTACTCAGAATCATTCCGACATGCCTGCGAAGCGCGGGAAATCGCAAAGCGCAAAGGATCTGAGATCAAACTGTACCTGGAAGGGATAGAGCAGAAGCGTGGGGTAGATGCGCGGATCAAACTTCGAGCCGATATTTTGCAAATACGGGAAAAATGATTAGAACGCGCTTAGATCGTTTGTAAAGTGTTGATGTAGACATACCCCTAGGGAGTGGTATTACAACGCAGCCAAGGTACCGTAGATTAAGTTTAAATGGCATGTTGAGGTGGCAAAGAATACGGAGAAATCAAATATGGGCGAAATATTGAATTTTACTAATCCGTCAAATCTGACAATGAGCAGTCGGGAAATTGCAGAGTTGGTGGAAAAACGACATGACAATGTTAAGAGAACGATAGAAAGTCTTGTAGAACAAGAAGTAATTATCCGTCCTCAAATTGAGGATGAACAATTTACCGATGCAATGGGGCGACCAAGAGCCGAATCTGTTTATCAATTACAAAAACGCGATACTTACATCGTAGTCGCGCAGCTCTCGCCGGAATTTACCGCACGATTGGTTGACCGCTGGCAAGAGTTGGAATCAGCGGCGGCAGATCCCATGAAAGCGCTATCCGATCCTGCAACCATGCGAAGTCTACTTCTGACGTACACCGAAAAAGTCATAAACCTTGAACACAAAGTAGAAATACTCGAACCAAAGGCCGAAGCACTGGACCGAATAGCCACACATAGCGAAGGATCATTCTGCATACGCGATGCGGCAAAAATCCTGCAAGTTCAGGAAAAAAAGTTAAAACAGTTACTGCATGAAAAAGGGTGGACTTACCGGCGGCTTTTTGACCAGAACTTACGTGCTTACGCGCCAATTTTGAAGAATGGACTGATGGAACACAAAACGACAACAGGAGATCGCGGCGATGGTTCCGAATGGATTGATATTCAAGCCAGGGTGACAGCAAAAGGCATGGCGCGATTATCGCAGATGTTAGGTGGATTTACGTTTAACTGAAATGAACCAGCAAACCATACGACACGCCACGTTGATGCACATTGACTGCATGGAGTTTATGAGAACTTTGCCGGATAAAGCGTTTGAATTGGCTGTGTGTGATCCTCCTTATGGAAGGGGTGAAGATGGCGGAACAGTCAGAAGTAAATTCGTTAAACAAAATAATGGCACGGTAATTCACTGTTCAGACGGTGGATATAAAAAAAAGGAATGGGATAAAAAGCCGCCAGGGATCGAATATTTCAATGAACTTCAAAGAATCTCAAAACACCAGATAATTTGGGGCATAAATTACATGCCGGTACTGGCTGCAGGTGGCAGGATCGTATGGGATAAGATCAATGATGGAGCAGACCAAAGCGGTGCAGAAATAGCGTCATGCAGTCTAAACGAGCGAGTAGATATAGTTCGTTATATGTGGCGCGGAATGATGCAGGGCATAGCAATAAATTCTAATGTTCAGCAGGGTAATAAATCCCTAAATGAAAAACGTATCCATCCTACGCAAAAGCCGGTGAAATTATACGAATGGCTTTTAACAAATTACGCCAAGCCAGGACAGAAGATTTTTGATTCTCACCTGGGATCTGGTTCAAGTGCAATAGCAGCAAATAACCTTGGATTCGAGTTAGTTGGATGCGAATTAGACGAAGATTACTACAACGCTGCATGTAAAAGAATAGCGCAGCATTCACAACAACAAAACTTGTTTGATGATCAGGAATTGTGCCCCAGCAGATCATTTGAAAATGAAACTATGGATCTTTGAAAGGACTGGTGAAACTCTGATGAGTTGGTATGTGAATAAAGACATTGAACGCGGCTACAGTGAATGCCTGGAATGTAAAAAATGTTTAATCCTGCATCAAGCTGGATTTGAGGTTGATGTTCATATGTGTTCATTGTGTGGGCAAATGGTGGCTGATAAGGAAGGATTCTTTAAGTTTCAGACAGGCATGGAGAAATAGCCATGGTTATTAACTGGATCAAATGTTTAGAGCGAATGCCGCCTAACGATACGACCAAAGTGATATGTCGCAGCGATTACGCTGATACACCGATATACGTGTCGGGAACAGTTGTGAATAAAAATCGGGCATCGGCAATCGTGCAGGATGTTGAGTGGACATACTTTACCGATGAGGCGTGGAGAGAGGTTAAGAAATCATGACCATACCAAATCCAGGCAGCATCGATGCGATTAAACAAGGGTGCAAGTGTCCGGTTATGGATAATCATCACGGCAGGGGTGTATTGATGGGCAAAGATCCTGAGCCTGTTTTTTGGTACACGGCAGATTGTCCGGTTCACGATCCAAAAAAAACATTAAACAATGACTAATGAACTGCAATTCACAGTACCAGGTCAGCCATTTGGCAAAGAAAGTGGTCGCATTAAAGCCACAGATGAGCAGATAACTATTGCATACAAAGAGCAGCAATCTTGCAAGAAAGTCGCGGCATTGTTTGGTATATGCACTCAATCGGTACACAACCGTTTGGTTAAATTAGGGCTGAATAATCCTATAAATATATTCTCTGAAAAAGAGAAATGTATTCTTTTGAAAAGTTATAGCAGTTATGCCGATCAAGGAAATATTGTTGAATTAGCAAAGAAGTTAGGAAGGACAAAGAATTTTATTTGCAGGCAAGCAAGGATTCTTGGATTAACTAAAAGAGATAGAAGTAAACCTTATTTAGCAGAAGTTAGTAGAGAGAGAGCAAAAAAATGGCATAAGAGTAATCCTCATCCAAGAGGTGCTTTAGGGATGAAACATTCCATAGAATCAAAGAAGATAATGTCAGAAAAAAGTTTAAGAGCTTGGGGGTTAAGGACTGAAAAAGATAGGGATGCCTGGTCAATGAGATGCAGTATTACTGGTTCCAAATTAAATCCAATTAATCGAGATGGCGCTTCATGGAAAGCAGGTTGGCGGCATATAGGCGATGAGAAAAAATATTATCGCAGCCGATGGGAAGCAAATTATGCCAGATACCTTCAATGGCTGAAAAATCAAAAAGAGATTATAGACTGGCAGCATGAGCCAGAAACGTTTTGGTTTGACGGTATAAAACGTGGATGCATGAGTTATTTGCCAGATTTTAAGGTAACAGAAAAAAACGAATCGGTTGTTTACCATGAAGTAAAAGGTTGGATGGATGACAGAAGTGTAACCAAAATTAAGAGAATGGCGAAATATCATCCAACTATCAAACTTATAGTGATTGATTCTAAAGCATATCAAAGTATAGCAAAGACAATGAAATTGGTGATTAAGGATTGGGAATAATGAATGGCGTGGTATGGCGTGATGATAGGCAAGTAGTTGATGCTCGGCAGAAGAAACGCTACGCGGAAACGCCTGGGGTGGTGGTAATTGTTCGTGAACTGGAAATGGTGGGAGCCTGATGGAAGAAGAATTTCTGAAAGCGCTAAAACAAGAAATGATCCTGACGGATGCCAGGGCAGCAGGCGCGTTATATGCGTATGCAGATGCATTGAAGCATCATTATCAAGCAGAGTTGCACAAGAAAAGTATCTACCGGGACACAAAGATAATTATCAGTGATTCAAGCGGAGAAGTGGCATTTCAATATGATTCAATAAATATGGTACTTAATACAAATTATGGGCGGGCAAACAGGGATTTTGATATATGGCTAAAGGCAACCCGTTATTTAAAAAGCGGCCAGTTATCAAAAGCTGGGAAAGAAAATGTACTTTGTTTGAATGATAAAAATATAACTCACATTCGCAGGGATGACAAATGAGTGATCAGCAATTTGCATTGAGTGATGAACAAATAACAATGCTGGTACACGAATATAAACAATATGTTGATGTGTATGGTATCGAGGTATTTGAGAGCATGATTAGAGGGTTTGACTATTTTGTTAATAACGGTTTGGAATTGGTTTTACCCTATGAAGTGTCAAAACTGACAGATGGCAATATCAATACCCTGTTTTTTGTCTTTGCCTGCGGTTGGGAGCAATGCAGGATAAATGATACTACTGTTCATTAAGGTAGATAAAATGATTACGGTAATTTATAATTCTGTTTCCAATGTGTATAAACGCTCCTTGAAACATCGATACTTACCTACAAGTGGTGCTGCAAGTTAAACCCTCAAGCTAATACCTTGGGGGTTTTTTATTTAACGTGGGAGTAAAATGGAATATCCGATAGCAATAGAGCCGGTAAGCAATAATTATGCTTTTGGTGTTGTTGTACCAGATCTGCCCGGATGTTTCTCTGCTGGAGATACTTTGATTGAAGCAATCAACAATGCCAAAGAAGCAATAGAATTATGGATACAGACGGTTATTGATGATGGTGGCGATGTGCCAGATCCTAAGACCATTGAGTATTATAAATCTAATGCGGAGTATTCAGGCTGGACATGGGCAATAGTTACAATTAATTAGGATAGTTCATTGTCAGAATTCGTTATGGATGGCTAATGAGAATAATGGCACTACTGTGTATGTACGCGATGATATCAGGATGTATGTCCATGGCTAATGGATGCTATGCAACGGTTTACATGGCCGGATGCTTTACCAGTACAAAGAAGATCGAAGATACCATACACAATAATTGCAGGGATTCAAGTGGACCTGAAGAGTGTAAGAATACTAAATAATATCAATTGAAAATGAGGTATAAATTAAAGTCTTTTCCCAAGATTACGTTAATGCATTGAGGGATAAAATAATCATTCAACATTAAATTAATTGGAAAACATGAAAACTTTATTGATATTAATAGTATTATTAACAATAACAGGGTGCGCAAGCGCCCCGCAGGGTATAAGCCGTTCACAGGAATTACAGAACATACTTGCACAGGCTAGAATTGACAGAGAATCAGGAAAAATAACATTCGAAGAACATATGCAGATCATGACCAAAGTTATCAATGCCATGCCGGATCATAATGCAGCAGATCTTGCAGCAGAAGCTCAACAACTGGATAGCTCACGTGTCCTGATGGAAACAGGTGCAAGATTACTTGGTGGTGGCGGCTTTGGTTATAATCAGCCAAGATTGCAGACCACTTGTGTACAACAAGGCATGTTTACTCAATGCTGGTGATAAATGTCACTAACACCTAAGCAGCTTAAGTTTGCTCATAATGTCGCATCAGGCATGAGTCTTAGCGATTCTTATCGAGCATCTTATGATGCATCAGGTATGAGCAATCCCGCTATTTGGGTAGAGTCTTGCAGATTGCAAGCAGACCCTAATGTATCTCTAATGATATCTGAACTAAGAGTACCAATAGAAGAACAGGTTGGAATAACTCTAAAAAGCTATGTTGAAGAAATGCAAGCATTAAAGAATGCTGCTTTCAATGCTGAAGAATATGGCGCTTCAATTAAAGCGCTTGAGTTGACTGGTAAATGTCTTGGCTATTACGTCAACAAGACCGAACTAACCGGGCGCAATGGTGGAGCTATTGAACATAAGGTGGTGCGGGAAATTATAGATCCCGAAAATGGCAATAATTTATATTAAAACAGCCAGAGTCTTTAAGCCGCTACTCTATCCTTCTAGATATAAAGGCGCTTTTGGAGGACGCGGATCTGGTAAAAGTCACTTCTTTGCCGAGAAATTAATCGAAGATTGTCTTTATGAACGCGGCACTCGCGGCGTTTGCATCCGTGAAATTCAAAGAACTCTCAAGGAATCATCCAAAAGGCTTATTGAAGATAAGCTATCAGCATTCAGGCTAGGCGAGGCCGAAGGCTTTAAAATATACAATGAAGTCATCCAGACGCCCGGTGATGGCGTTATTACTTTTCAGGGGATGCAAGACCACAATGCGGAATCTATAAAGTCACTTGAAGGTTTCAATCGTGCATGGGTGGAAGAAGCACAAACACTTTCAGCTAGATCATTATCCCTGCTACGCCCAACAATCCGTGTAAAAGATTCAGAGTTATGGTTTTCATGGAATCCACGCCGCAAAACAGATCCCGTTGATGAAATGCTGCGCGGTGAGTCATTGCCTACTGGCGCGGTGGTAGTACGCGCAAACTGGTCGGATAATCCATTACTTCCTGCTGTACTCAATCAAGAGCGTATGGACTGCCTGCGTGATAATCCCGAGCAATACGACCATATTTGGGAAGGTGGTTATGCTACGGTTAATGCTGGCGCATACTTTGCGCGAGAGATTGCGGAGGCAAAGAAACAGGGCAGGATAGGGCGGGTATCTGCTGATCCATTGTTGACTATTCGTCTTTTCGCGGATATCGGGGGCACTGGCGCGAAGGCAGATGCTTTTGTTTTATGGGCATGTCAGGTCAGAGGGAAAGAGATCTTGATGCTCGATTATTATGAGGCAGTCGGTCAACCAATCGGTGCGCATCTTGATTGGATGAGATCACGCGGTTATTCGCCCGGCAAAGCACAATTGTGGTTGCCGCATGATGGGGCACAAAATGATCGGGTTTACGCGGTGTCGTATCAATCAGCATTCGAGGCAGCAGGTTATAACGTTGAAGTAGTGCCAAATCAAGGCAAAGGCGCTGCAATGATGCGTATCGAGGCCATGCGGAGATGGTTTGGGTCAATGTGGTTTAATGAAGAAACCACCAAGCCAGGACTTGATGCACTTGGCTGGTATCATGAAAAAAGAGACGAAGTTAGGGGCATTGGATTGGGGCCTGAACATGATGCCAGTTCGCACGGGAGTGACGCTGCAGGCATGCTGGCCGTGGTCGTGGAAGATCTTTTTGAGAAGCCGAAACAGAGAGAAAGAGCCTATTTCACCGGAGGATCTTGGATGGGTTAATGCAGAATATTACGTATACTAAACGTTTAGTTGACAATGACTGAATAAATAGTTATAAAACAGAACAATACCATAATCTAACGCCGGGAGGCGCTGATTGGAAGATAAATACCTCATCGAGCAGGCCAGGGAGAAATTCAAACTAGCCGTCGAAGTATCAAGAGAAAACCGTGATCTCGCGCTCAATGATATAAAGTTTGCCCTTCTTGGCGAGCAATGGTATGAAAAGGACTTGCAGAAACGTGGCGATAAAGGTCGCCCATGCATCACCGTCAACAAATTCCCCGCACATATACGTCAAGTAGTTAATGACGCACGCCAGAATAAGCCCGCAATCCGTTTCAGACCAGTAGATAACAATTCAGATCCTGCCACAGCCGAGGTATTAAACGGGCTGATGCGCAATATCGAAACCAGTTCTAATGCTGACATAGCCTACGATACTGCCGTGCATCAAACGGCATCAGGCGGTTTCGGTTATATCCGTGTCAATGTTGACTATTCCGATGATGAAACGTTTGACCGCGAGATCAAGATTGACCGCATAACTAACCAATTTTCAGTGTTTGAAGATCCGTACGCTATGAGTGCTGACGGATCGGACTGGAATTGTTGTTTTGTTACCGAGCGGGTGACTAAAAAAGAATTCGAGAAAAGATACGGCAAAGATAAAGACCAGGTAGATTTTGAGTTTGACCGGGATGATGATTTTGAATGGATCAACGATGATGGTGTATGGATTGCCGAATACTGGCATCGTGAAGAAATAACCAAGCAAATTTGTTTGTTGTCTGATGGTGATGTAGTTGACGAGGAAGTTTACGACGACCTGATTGAGTATTATCAGACTGTTGGTATTCATAAGGTTGATGTCAGGCCGACAACAAGCCACAAAGTCTCCCAGTACATTATCTCAGGCAAGGAAGTTTTAGAGACAAACGAGTGGAAGGGCAGATACATTCCAATCGTGCCAGTTTACGGTGAAGAAATAATTGTCGAGAACAAGCGCTATTTCAAATCGTTAATACGTGATTCAAAAGACGCTCAGAGGCTTTTAAATTACTGGCGTTCATGTACTACCGAGTTAATTGCACTTGCACCAAAAACGCCATTTGTCGGTGAAGAAAAAGCTTTTAGCATCGACACCGAGAAGTGGGAATCAGCGAATACCGAGAACCATGCTTTTATCCGGCACAAAGACGGCACATCACCGCCACAAAGACAGCCATTTGCCAGTGTACCAGCAGGCGCAATGCAAGAAGCTTTGAGCGCTGATGATGATATTAAGGCAACAATGGGCATGTTCGGTGCGTCAATCGGGCAGCAGGATAACGCCACATCAGGCCGCGCAATTATCGCAAGGCAACGTGAGTCAGACACCGGCACGTTTCACTTTATTGACAATCTCTCACGCTCACTCAGACAGATTGGGCGCATAACCCTTGATCTGATCCCATATGTAATAACACCGGGCCAAGTCATCCGCATTATTGGCGAAGATGGCAAGGAAACTCAGACGGTGGTCGCCGGTAATCCTCAGGAAATGCAGGAAAAAATGCAGGATATCTCGAATGTCTATGACCTGACTGCCGGCAAATACGATGTTGTTGTTGATATCGGCCCCGGTTACACAACCAAGCGCCAGGAAGCTGCAAGCCAGATGATTGAGTACTCTCGAGTCAATCCTGCCGCATCCGGCATGATCGGCGATCTGATAGCGAAGAACCTTGATTGGCCGGGAGCTGATGAAATAGCGGAAAGATTAAAACCAGCAGGCGAGAACCCACAAATCCAACAATTACAGCAACAGTTGCAACAGATGCAGCAACAAGGCCAACAAATCCAACAACAAGCACAGCAGATGGTCGGGCAATTGCAGCAACAGATAGAACAATTGAAGCAAGATAAGGTTATCGACGCGAAAAAGGTCGAGATTGATGCTTATAACGCAGAAACCAATAGATTCAAGGCTGCACAGACCGGAATGTCACCAGAACAGATTCAAGCGCTTGTAATGCAGACATTACAGCAATTACTTCAAACGCCTGACATTACGCCAGTATCGCCATTAAATGGAGCGCAACAACCAATTCAGCAGCAACCAATGCAACAACAGCCAGAGGTAATTCAATAATGTCAGATGATCAGGAAATAGAAAACGAAATTAACGAGAAACACCTTAATGCGCCACGAATAAATATTGAAACAATTGAGCAAGCTATTAATAAGATACAGTTTTATATTTTTCCTGACAGTTGTTTTACCGTTTGTTTATTGACTTTAAAGAATGGTTTTAATGTTTCTGGTGAAAGCGCTTGTGTTAGTGAGGAGAACTTCGATAAAGAACTGGGTGAAAAAATAGCATTTAAGAATGCTAAGGACAAGATTTGGCAATTGGAAGGTTACTTATTAAAAGAAAATTTATTTAATCAGAGGTAATGCAATGAGCGACGAACTGAACTCAGAGGGCAGTCTAGTAGATCCAGCGGACGTGGAATCGAACGAACCCAACGAGAATTTTGAAGATGAAAACACCTCACCAGAATATGAAAGTGACGATCAACCCGATGAGGGTCAGGACGTAATTGACGAGGATGGCGAGGAGATTGAATTCAATGAAAAATCGTACAAACTGCCAAAAGATATCGCAGAGGCTGTTAAGTCGATGCGTAAAGACTACACAGACAAAACGATGTCACTTGCTGAGCAAAGAAAGTCATTTGAACAGCAATCTAGTTTCCATCAACAGAATATTCAGGACGTTGCATCAATTGTAGCTATAAATAATCAGTTGGCAGAATTCGGACAGTTGGACTGGAATTCACTGATTGATAACGATCCAGTGATGGCGCAAAAGCTTCAAATGCAGCAGCAGGCATTGACAACCAAGCGTAATGGACTGGCGCAACAAGTATCACAGAAACAAGAACAGTTGAAACTCGAGAATCAGCAATCATTTGCCAAGAAACTGGAGTCAAGCGAGTCTGTATTGAAGCGTGATATTTCGGGATGGTCGCCTGAATTTGAGACCAAATTACAGAAGTTTGCAGTAGATCGGCTAGGTTTTGATCTTGATGATATCAAGACTGCCAAGATCGAGCCTAAAGTCTACAAGCTTCTAAATTTGGCTTATATGGGCGACCAGGTATTAAAGAAACAAAAGACTAAGCCTGTTTTGGATTCGGCTAAGCCGGTTACAGCATTGAAGGGTAAGACTCAGACATCAAGCCGCAACCCGGCGCAGATGGCAAGCGGTAAGGTTGTTTCTGAGGATTATCTTAAATGGCGCAAGAAAGTCTATTAATCACAACTTCTTACAAACTTAAAGGTACTTAAAATGACTACTAATACATTTAAGTTCATTGATATGGTGGCATCAGAAGCGCTGGCAATTGCCCATGAGCAATCGTCACTGCTGGCAACTGTTGACCGTCAATACGATGAATATTTTGGTAAAGCAGGCGGCAAGATTGGCGATACGCTGCGGGTCAGATCCCCGAATCAATACAAGATCAGATCCGGCAATGCAATGGACGTGCAGGCACAAAATGAGGTAACTCAGAATGTCACAATGTCCACCCTGAAAGGCGTTGACATGGATTTTAGCCGTGTTGATCTGCTGCTAAAAACAGACGATCCTAAGCAAGTGGCCGCATTCAGCAAGCGCTATATCGAGCCTGCAATGTCTACGCTGATTAGCAACATCGAATATGAAGCCATGGCGTATTACACCAAAAGGACGTACAACCTGGCAGGAACCGCAGGATCTGCGATCAATAGCCTGACCACGCCTAATCTTGCACGTGCAAAACTCAATCAGAACCTTGCGCCAAAAGGTAAAGATGGCCGCGCAATCCAGATTGATTCGATGACCATGGCATCACTGGTCGGTGGCGCAGCTGCTTACTTTAATCCGCAAAAAGACATTAGCGAACAGTACCGTGAAGGTTTAGTTGCTCGTACTTCAATGGCTGATTACTACGAAAACGAGCGCGTCTGGACAATGACCAATTCTGGTGATGTTGGCGGCGAGATCAATTTCGGTATATTATCGAGTGGCATTACTTCATTGACGGTTGACGGTTTCACGGTTGCACCAAATGAAGGGCAGGTATTCACAGTTGAAGGTGTTTATGACATTCACCCTGAAACAAAAGCGGCCTATTCGCACCTGAAACAATTTGTCGTCACCGCAGGCGCTACAAGTACCAATCTGACATTCTCTCCTGCAATGATCTATAGCACTACAGACCCACGGCAAAACTGCGCAGGCATACCGATTGACGGCGCTGACATTACATTTGTTGGTGCAGTTGGTGCCAGTTATGTACAGCCGCTTATGTACCATAAAGAAGCATTCCAATTTGTGACTGCTGATCTGCCGACTTTCCCAAATACAACGATGTCACAAAAATCATTGGATGGCCTGTCATTGTGCGTCTGGATGGATGCGGATATTCGCAATAACAATTTGCTATGCCGGATTGATATTTTATACGGCTTTGCTGCACTGCGTCC